TCGCGGACCACAACATCTCCCTCATCTTTAGAACCTCTTCTTGCAAGTCTCTCACTATCAAGTCCAATTCGTCTAAAATAATCTCGTAAGTCGGTTTCAAAGTTTGCTCCTCTAGCCTTGTGTGATTTCCTAGTTGTCATGTATTCTCTTTCTCATCATCCATAGCACCGCAAATTATGCAAGTAACCTGTCCGTCCTTGTCTAATTCGAAAGCACATTGATGAGTCATTAACTATTTTCTGGTATGTCTTCTACATACATGTATTCGGGATTGAATGCTAACCAAGTCATAAGAGTTCCCCCCGCATCCGCTCTTCCATAGCGATTCTTGACTGATGCCACGCCCAACGATGTGCCAACCGTACCGAGTGTGCATATGAGCGCAGGCAGTTGAGACACCTTACCTTGGATAGCGCTTCTTGGTTGGCAAGGATTCCCAGGAACTGCTTCAGAAGTGTGATGTAGTACAACAATCGCAGCGTTAGTGGCTCTTGCAAGATACTTCAACTCCTTCATAATTGCCCTCATAGAGGCAAACTCTTCACCACCATCGGTGGCTACATCCATTAAGTTATCTACTACAATAAGAGTTGGAGCACATCCCCAAAGTTCTTCAAAGGCTTGTACTTCTTCATCAATATCTTGTAGGGTTGGTGATGATTCAAATGACCAAACTATATGGCTACCTTTTTGTAGGACTGCTTTAGTCCATCCAACATCAGTATTAAGTTTCTGTTCAACATCTGTTTGATTTTTGCCTGATATCATTGATGCTAAACGCATAGCCATAGTATGAGCATTGGTGTCAGCAGATATGTAAAGAGTTGGAACATTAGTTTTTAATGCTAGTGCTAGAGCAAGTGTTGATTTACCTACTCCTGGAGCACCAGCAAACATAGAAACTTCTGAACGTCTCATAACAATTTTAGACGACTCAAATGATTTAAAGCAACTAGGTAGAGGTTCCCCTCCAATAGAAGCACGTCCAACAGACCTAACTAATGTACGCATCTATTAGCCCCTACCTATTCGCTAGAACGGAAATTCTTCGTCGACTAATTTACTGGCTTGCATTGGTCCGCGCCCTGAGGCATCGGACAGACCCACATTGCGTAAGGTTGACCCGTCTTGCTGGATATTCCCGACTTGTACTTGCGGTCCCCGTGTTGACATACTGGACCCGAGCCACCTGATGCTGGCGCTGCCAGGGGCGGTATCGAGGAGCGTGGAGGCACGGTGCTTGGAGTGGAACTTGGAGTTGATAAAGGGGCGGTAACACCTGCTCCCACCACCAACTGTCGAACTGCTGATATCTGAGTAGCAAAGTCACCAATGCCCTCTAGTAATACACTTAATTCATCTGCTGTGTTGGCTCTAATATTTATTAGGTCACCAAAACTAGTTTTGTATGATACTTGTAACTTCCAGTCTTCTGCCATTTATTCTTCCTTTTTCATAGAGAATTGACAATGAGCGGTTAATCCGCACATGTATTGACAAGCGTTTGTGTTGGGCAGGAATACGCCTGCTTTGCGGGCTTTGTCAAACCCTTTTACCAAGAACTCCATTTTTTCATATGTGTATCCTGATAAATCTACCATCTCTACAGTATTGCTACCGCGAGACATGTAATAATTTCCCCAGTTAATTTCGCCACCTAAAGCATCAGTACCAAAGGTAACCTCTAAACCAAGTTTATAAAAACCTAGTTGTAAAGTACTAGTTGGGGTATTCTTTGAAGTCTTAAGGTCAACTATTACTAATTGTCCATCAACTTCAAAGATGCGGTCTATAACCATCTTGACTGGAACATCAGCCACTACTGGCATTAGTTCCAATTCTATTGCTGGTCTGCCATCTGGAGCAGTCCAAATCTTCCAATTGGGATTCTGTTTACGCCAAGCAATATACTGCTCAACCCACACAGGTCCTTGTGCCTGCCAATAATTTATATCTTCTTTGTTAGGGTTTACCTTAGTAGCCCTACCACCAACTCTAGCATTGGTTAAATCTATACCTTCAGATTCTTTAGCCCAAGCCGTGTCCCAAAGGGTTTGGCTCATATAGTTTCCCTATCGTATAGTTCACACGCTAAGTGAAATGCTGAACCTCCCACAGACCAAACAGATGGCTCCTCTTCCTTATTCAGTAATCTACCTAAGTAGTACTGATATCCACAAGTTAGGTAAGTGCTGAAAGCACTATAGGATATATGTTCTGGTAGTGTATATTCTTCTAGTTTTATTGTCATTTGATTGAGTATATCATGATGGACTGGGAGCATGGGTAGGCTACTTAAGGTTGCCTCCCTACATGGGTTGTATCTATGTGTATAATTGATATTAATATAATATATAAAAGACCCCGAAGGGGTCATATAATATATAATTAATTATATATCTTAAGGAGAACTATATTGGAAATCGTAAATAATACATTTTGGGCTATCTTTTTTGGGTCTTCTTTAGGAACCCTAACTGTATACCTAATCACAACCCTAATCGATGAATATCGTTTATCAAGAGAGCAAAGAAACATAAGTCTCCTAATGGATGAATGGGAAGACCTAGAGGACTAGCAAAACACGATTTTAAACGACAAAAGACCCCCTACCTAGTATCTCTACTGGGTCAGGGGGTTTTCGTGTCTCTAAAGGGCCTTGTAGGGCTTATTAGGGGTATTTAATCAGTTACTTCCACGACCAAATTCTGTGGCTGATGGGTCTAATGCTTTGAGCACTGGTCCCGCTACAGCAGCAACGCCTGCTAATGCAAGTGTCTTTAGGTCAGTTGTTCCAGCAAGGTACAGCGCAATTACTGATGCAATTGCTGCACGAAGATAGGTAACTACGATTGCTTTTAATTTATCTTTATTCATGTTCCATCCTTAAGGGCGAGCAACGCCCATTACTAGGGAGTAGGCACGTTTCTTTAGATACACACCATCTCCGTTTGATTGACTGCCCTTATTATCCCCTGAGGTATTACCCTCATAGACCGTAAGGTATTTCTTTCCATCGTTACTAGCACAGATACCAACGTGGTCAGCCTCTGCATCAGCATCGAATTGAAAGAAAACTATATCTCCAGGCTGGGCTTTACCCACTGGGACTATCTTGCCTTTACTTGTAAACCATTTAAGTCCTGCTTGACAAGATGCAAATCCTTTTTTAGTTTGGGCTGCTATCTTTTCTCCTAGTCCTGCTTGGTCAAAGCACCAAGATACAAACATTGCACACCAAGGGTTGTAGTTAAGTCCATACCACTTGCCATACATACTGTCATTTCTTGTGCCTACTTCTTGATATCCAAGTTGAGACTTGGCGATGTCTACTACATTACTCATTGTCGTCCTTTGGGTTTCTTAGTCGGTAAGTAATTGCCCAAGCAATTAATGTTCCAATAATTGCGTAGCCAACTACAGTCTTTGCTGAACCATCAAGTACAACCCAGGCAATAAACATACCTAGTACTGTCCATAATTGTTCAATCATATCTCTTAATATTTTCAAGGCTTTCTCCTTCTAGTTGACTTAGGCTTATCGTTACCAGCCATAGGTCCACCAGCAGGGGAACTTGGCGTTGGAATTCTAGTTGCCGTACCTGCTGCCATACCTGCTGCATTTATAGCAGCCTGACTAGCGATAACAGATGCAACAATAATTTCTTCTGATTCTTCTCGTTCTTCATCGGACATATCAGCACCTATATTTGCTACGGCTGTTAATACTTGTCCTGGGTTATCAAAGATTGCACTTACTAATTCAGCAGGTGAATCAAATACTTGTAATGCAACAGCAACTTCTGCAGTAATTACAACTGCGTTACCATCATCATCAGTACGAACCTCTACTTGAGTTTGTGCTGGTAAATCTTCAAGAGTAAGACCTGCTTCTGCAATAGCCTCAGCAGTAATGGCTTCACCATCTGCTGCTTCAATGATTGCTTCTACTGCTGCTTCTACTTCTTCAGGTGTAGATTGCTCAGTAACTACAGGAGGGGCTATTTCTACAGGTATAGGGGCTTCCTCTACAGGTGCAGGAGGTGCCTCTTCTACGGGTATAGGAGGTTCTTCTACTACAACAGGAGGTGCTTCAGGCTCTATAGGAGGCTCTGGAGCCTCTATAACAGGCTCTACTACTACTGGTGTAGGTGGTTCTTCAACAAGAGCAGGAGGCTCAGGTACAGGCTCAGGTCCTATTGGTTCATAATTAATAAATATAGGTGGTACCACTGTGGTACTAGGTACAGGTTCAACCACCACAGGTGGTGGCGGGGGTGGTATTAAATTACTAATCAAAGTATAAGTACCAACAGGTCTTTGGTTTGCAGTAATATATTCAAATGAGGTAGCACGAATTGTGTATGTGCCAGGGGCTGCATTACCAGTTAACTTTGATGCCCAATAATTAGTTTGACTATTATGATTACTATCATCGTCTTGGCTAAGAACTACTTCACCTTGGCGTAATTGTATCCAAGAATCTACCCAAGCAACTCGCTCTGTAGTTACACCAGCAGGTGATATTTCAAATCTAGGACCAGTAGTTGTTTCAATTACATAATCAGTAGGAGTTGTTACCTCTACTACAGTATCTACATAAGCAATCTCTGGGGTTAATTCAATAAGTACTTCATCAGCGTAGGCTAATTGTGGTATTAAAAGTAGGCTAATCCCTATCAGAAAGGAGTAAATAAATCTGGTCAACGCGGGCTTCCAATCGTGTAATGCGTCCCTCTAGATTATGTCCCCCGTTACCATCAGGTTTAAGTTCTGATAGATAGTGTTTAACTAACCATCTAACCATTAAACCAAATGAGCCAATCAAAGTGCTTATTGCTAGTGCAAGACCAGCCCAGTCATTCGGTGTCATTATACTGTCCTAATCATAATCTCTATGATTCCTCCAAAGCCATCGAATCGTCTATCAGGTGGTGTCATACGAGTAAATGATATCTCTTCTATAACTGCTTGTAATGATTCAGATGTAGTTAAGTCTTGCCAAGTGATAACATCACCAGTCTTCTCAATCTCTTCTAGTAATCTGATGCGGTCAAATGCTCTACCTTCATAGCCAACAATAGTATTATATCTATCTGTCTCTATATCAAAGCAGTAAACAGGAAACTTAATAACTCTTACGCGAGGTGTAGCAATGGTTGACTTAGCCTGATAACCTTTAAAGGTAGGGCCAAGGGTAGTAGTTGTAGCATCACGGGCTAATGTAAATTTATAGGCTAAGAATTCTTGTGCATCAGCAGGAACAGAGGTAGTTATCTCTACTGGATTAACATCTGTATTGTAAACGATATGGTCATACTCTGTCTCAGTACCATCATCGTTAGTTCCTACACTAGATAAGGTAGTTTCTCCTACATTAAATGTACCTCTACCAATTAAACGTTTAAAGTTTTTAGGTTCTAAAGTTCCGTAGCGAATCTTACCTGTCTTGATATAACCAGATGGGGCTAGAACTGTAGTTGATTGGATAGCAATACCATTGCTACCAGATGTAGTAAATGCTATCTGGTCTGAGTTACCTATAAAGTCTACGCTAGTAGCATAGCCAGTTGCTCCGTCAAGGTAGGTATCATTAGCATAAGCAAAGCGTAATGTCTCAAGTTCGTTACCTAAATCAATTCTGTATAGTCCAGCATAGGTATTAGTTGTGCCAGTTACCCATACAAATCTATCTCTAAATGCAAAGTCTAATCCTGTATTGGCTGCTTCAATAATTAGTGGACCATAACTTAGGTCTCCATTAGTATCTGATATGGATGCCACACGCACACCCTTGTTGGTGCCGATTACTAGGTAGCCTAGATAGGATTCAATTTTATTAGGATATTCACCACTAGGTAGTTGCGCTGCAATAATACCTGAGGTAAGGGTTGGCATAACGCCAGCAGTAGATAAAGTAAATTTATAGATAGCACCATTACCACCAGCGTAGCCAGCAGCATAGATAGCAGAGCCACCTTCTGATATGGATGTCCAAGTCCAACCAGTGTTAGGGTGTGTATATGTAGCAGCAGGTAAAGTAGTAGTGCCGAGAGCACCAGTTAATTCATATATAGATGTACCTATACCAGCAACAAGACGTTGTTTAACCCAAGCCATCTTTACTGCAGCAGTACCAGTACTATAATGATTATTTAAAGCACCAGTATTACCAATTGTTTGATAAAAAATACGAGTAGCATTGGCAATAAATAATGTAGTTCCATTACTAACTACATCTACTATCGCAGATGCAGTAGTTGCATATGTAGTATTAGTTGAACCAGTAGTTGTAATGTCTTTAAGTGTGGTAGAGCCAGGAATAAAAGCAGTAACTACATCTGTAGTAGTAGACACATTTGATATAAGTTTATATATACCAGTACTAGTAGAAGTATTAGTAGTCTCTTTAAGTAGAGTTACTTGTCCCTTAGTAAATACATCTACATTAGAAGAGTCAGCAAATCTATGTGCTGTTGTCTCGCCACCGTCTGGGTCATAGAACTTAATACCTGTGCCAGAATGAAAAGATGATTGACTTCTAATCCACCAACCAGTAAGTGATTGCTCACCTGGTTCTTTGTTACTATCAAACTGGTCTTTCTTATAAGGAGCAGTCTGTCTGATGTATGGTCTAGCATCTGATACTGCATAGATGAACGGCATACCACCAAGGGCTACATCATAGGCTACATCTGTATTTGTCCAGACAGAACTGTCTGCTGTAATACCAAGGTCAACAGCAATAGAACGACCAATGCTAGCAGTTGCCGAACCTCGGCCTTCGGTAATATCACGACTGACCACAGTGCTCCTTTAAATAGTTGTTAAATATCTTAAACTTGTGATTTAAGGAATGAAAGGATTGCTGCAGATTTAGTCATTTCAACTGTTTCGCTACGAATTGCTGCACGACATTCATCTGCGTACCAAAGTTTTGAAAGCAACTCAACATCATTAAGCGATTCAATCTCGGCAATAGATGTGTGTTTATCTTTGATAGCCCTGTAGGCAATTAAATGTTCAGGCCACTCTGTAGGTAAAGTTTGTAAAATTGCAGTAAACAAAACGATATTTTGTTGATACTGATTGACTTCTGCTTGGCGTGCCTCAATTGGTGATGGTTGTGTTGATTCTGTCATTTTTTACCTTTCTTGTTGGTTGATTTTTTCATTTTCTATCTTTTTTGTTTATAGTCCAGGAAACAGCAAGTTTTTTGTGCTTTGGTTTGTGGTCAAACCTGTTGATGAAGAGTATAAAGTTCCAAAACCTGAGCCTGAGGTCCAATTATACACATGGAGTGTTGAAGTAATTGTCGGAAAACTTCCAGCATTCCTACTATAAACAATATCCTTACCATCATCAGAAAACATACAAAAGCCAATAGTATTTGTGTGAGCCGTAGGGCTACTGTACTTTGTGCCAAACCCTGAGGACCAAGCGTAAGCAACAGGGGTGGATAATGTTCCCGTTGCAACAGCATTTCCAGCAGAATTAAAACTTAATCCGCGTGGTAAGGCAGTAAGAGCGGTTGCAGGGTCAGAATACTTTGAACCATATCCTGAACCTGACCAAGCATACGCTGACCAGTAGGGTGTGCCGCCATTGCCATACACAACCACATCACCTGTTGAGTTAATTACAAGTAGTGTAGCACTGCCTCTGGTGCTCATTGAAGGAGATGGGTCAGAATATTTTGAACCAAAACCTGAACCTGACCAAGCATACGCTGTAGAAAAAGGGCTACCTTCATTTGCACAAACAATGGCATCATTTGTTTTGCTAAATACAAGATTTTGAACTATGCCTGGTGGCGGTGAAGCAGGGCTACTGTACTTTGTGCCAAAACCTGGTGACCAAGCGTAAGCGGATATATAAGGTGAACTACCGTGCCCCGCCGCTAGATAAGAGTTGTTTGGGCTAAATGCTGACGAATAACCCGTATTGATAAGAGCGGTTGCAGGGTCAGAATACTTTGAACCCCACGCTGAGGCCGTAATTGCATAAGCGCCAATATAAGGGGTTGAATCATTAGTTAGGCTGAATGTGTCAGGAGTAAAGTTAAACCCCACCCTTCTTATGTCAGTTGGTGGCGTTGTTCCAGGGTCAGAATACTTTGTGCCAAACGCATTGGCAACCCAAGGAATCGCAATAAGGTTGGCTTGAGCGGTAACGATTGTTGATATAAATGTTTTTACTAATTTACTAGATGCAATAATTCCCAATATTGGCATTAAGAAATATCTCCAATTACTATCCAAGAATTTGCTGCAATCTTTAGACAAGTTGCCATTGAGTTAGCCACACGAAGTTTAGGTGTAGCACTTGTTGCACCTGTTGAAATAACAGTTGTAGTTCCTGGAGTAACTGCGCCTATTGTAGGTTGACCCGCTCCAGTTATCCAAAACACATTAAACTGTGTCCCGATAGCAAAGTTAAAGGTAGCATCTGTTGGGATATTAAACTGAGTAGTTGAAGCATTGTTCATTGAGAACACGCCACCCTCATCACCTGTTACCGCAGTATAAGCAGCAGTCTTAGCAGAATAAGTAAGTGTAATCTTAGGGTTAGTGATTACTGGTGTGGTCAGGGTCTTGTTTGTAAGAGTCTCTGAACCAGTAAGAGATACAAAGTCATCTCCTGATAGCGCAGAGTTAAATTCAGCAAGTGTTCCTGAAACCGTATTGCTAGTTAGGCTTACAGTTTTATTAGTCAAAGTAGTTGTGCTTGAAGCGGTAACTGTAATATCGCTAGTCAAAGCAACTGTACCTGTAGTTGTTGGAAGGGTCAATGTGCCTGAATTGACGATGGTAGCAATGACTGGAGATGTTAAAGTTTTGTTTGTAAGGGTATCTGTTGTAGCGCGACCAACTAAAGTATCTGTTGCTGTTGGTAAGGTAACAGTTCCAGTATTGGTAATAGTTGAAATTGTTGGGGAAGTAAGTGTTAACCCAGTAATTGTGGTTACTGTTGCACCTGATGGAATAGAAGTTGAACCAAGTGTTGGTGTTGAATAACCAGCAACTGTTCCCCAAGATGAAGTAGTTCCATCTGTTGTTAAAAACTTACCTGAGTTACCAGTCTGACTTGGTACTACATATTGAGTTGAATCTGTAGCAACCAAAGTTTTAGATGATGGAATTGTAGTTCCATTTATAGTACCTGCAACGGTAGCACCGCTAAGAGTAGGCGTTACTATAGTAGGACTGGTATCTACTACAAACTTAGTACCAGTGCCTGTCTGAGAAGCAATAGAGGTTGCGGCACCTACAGAGGTAATAGGACCAGTTAAATTGCTAGGTGCAAGAACTACGTTGTCAAGATAGTATTTAGTAACTACATCTTGAGCATTAGTAGGGTCACCTACACCTGTAATTTTGCTAGTACCCATAGCAATAGCGCCAGACATTGTTCCACCTGCAAGTGGAAGCATAGTGTCAGCATATGCTTTGGTTGATGCATCAGTTGATACTGTTGGAGTACCAAGACCTGTAATCTTATTTGTTCCCATTGCAATAGCGCCAGAAAGTGTTCCGCCAACCAAAGGAAGCATTGTGTCTGCATAAGCCTTAGTAGCAGCATCTGTGCTTACAGTAGGGGTTCCAAGACCAGTAATCTTGCTAGTACCCATAGCAATAGCACCAGACATAGTGCCACCTGCAAGTGGTAATTTGGCTGCTATTGAGTTAGTTACTGTAGTTGCAAAAGATGCATCATCACCAAGGGCTGCAGCCAACTCATCAAGAGTATCTAAAGCACCAGGTGCTGCTGCAATAAGGTTGGTTATTTGTAAGTCTGTGTATGCCTTTGTAGATGCATCTTGTGCCAGCGTAGGGTCAGCAAGACCTGTAATTTTTTGAGCGTTAAGTGCAACTGATGCAGTAGGCGCAGCCATCTGGTCTAAGCGAGACGTTCTTACCTGTGTATCAAAGTCTGAGATAGTTGCCGCTAATTGAGTACCAGTATGGTTGGCACGGGCTAATGGGTCTGAGGCTAACTTGCTAAGAGCAATAGCAGCAGATGCATTAATATCTGCATTTACAATTGTACCATCAGCAATCATAGTGCTAGTTACGGTACCAGTATCAGTAACCGTAACTGCCGTTCCAGAAATTTTAGTTTTATCAATTGCTGCTGCAGAATTAATATCTGCATTAAGAATAGTGCCATCTAAAATCATAGTTGATGTTACTGTGCCAGTATCTGCCTGAGTTACAGCAGTTCCAGCAATCTTTGTGGCTGTAATAGCAGCAGAAGCATTAATGTCGGCATCTACAATTATATTAGCAGCAATGGCTGCTGTAATGCTTGCATTTCCAGTTCCATCAAATGATGCAGAAGTACCGCTTACATCACCAGTAAGACTAATTGTACGCCCCGTAGCAAGGGCTGTAGCAGTAGCGGCAAGAGTTGCCGCACTAGCAGTACCAGTTAAGTTACCAGTTACGTTACCTGTAAGAGCAGCAGTTATAGTTCCAGCGGTAAAGTTACCTGAAGCATCACGGGCTACAATGGCTGATGCTGTGTTAGCAGATGCAGCAGTAGTAGCAGAGTTAGATACTTTAGAAGCAGTTGAAATAGTTGCTAATTTAGTATCAACAATTCCAGCACTTGCATTAATATCGGCATTAAGGATAGTGCCATCTGTAATCATAGTACTTGTTACAGTACCTGTATCTGTAGTTTTAATTAAGTTAGCAAGAGTAATTCCGTGTGCGGTAGTTGTATTCTCAATGTGAGTGTTAGCATCTTGTAAGTCGCGACCAATAACCATATGACGAATTACTGCGCCAGCAGAGTGGGCTACGCCAGTAGAACCATCAATGCCACGAGCAATAGTAAGGGTGTTACCAGATGCGTAGTTACTTACATCTACAATTTCTTCAAGGGCGGTATCTGGGTCGATAACAACGGTATAGGTTTCACCTACTGCAGGTGTCTTGCCACCCATAAGGTTTGCACCAGAACCTACCGTCATAGTACTATCAACGGATGATATACCGCTAGATAGTGTGGTCTGTTGTGCTCGTGATGAGTATTTTCTAGTTGTCATTTATGTTCCTATTTAGAGGGAGTAGTGGACGCGGATAGGATATTTGTCTTGTTGGCTCTTAATTTCTTCGGCTAGTCTTTGACTATACAAAGCGTAAACTTGTTTGGTAAGTGATTGAGATGAACCGTATGGTCGTTTGTTATCTACCTCATCAGCCTGTGGGCTAACCATTCCTGCACGTGCTGGGTCAAGGTTACTAAGCAAACGATAGGTAGCACCAAGGATAACTAAATCCTTGCAGGACTCAGGTAGTCCAGTTTGTGTTGGGAACTCTTCTGCGTTAGCAGTAAATATAACTGGGTCTTTAGCATAAACAATTTGAACAGTTCTTCCAGATGGAACTACATCATAAATAGATACAGTCTGACCGCTAGTAAATGCAGTTGAGTTAGCATTGCCATCAAAGCGGTAAGAACGAATAGGAATCCACTCTTTGCTAGCACCAATTGATTGATATGCAATACTAAGAATTTTACGAATATCTAATGTAGTACCAGTAGTAGGTAATCTAAAGGCTGCAACAGCAGCATTGGAAGTAATAGTAGTTGTAGCAGCAGCAAATATACTGGAGCCTATAGCATTGATAGTATCGTTGATTGCTCTCTTAATTGAAAATCTTGGGAAGGTTGGAGAGATA